GTTCGCGAGAATGAGCGTCTGTAATTCCTTGGCTCGCTTTGCCTCTGCTGCGTCCAACTCGCCGAACCCGTTGGACATTTCCGCTTTCACGTCGCCGAGGTATCGCGTAACGCTCTCTTCCATTTTTTCGATTGCAGCGACGACTTTATCCGGCTCGTGGTCGCTCGCGCCGTACATCGTCACCGTGGCCGTTCCTCCCACGGCAGCGGTGAGCATCGTTACCACGGCAACGATTGCCTTCCAGTTTCGCGCGACCAATGAGGCGAACCCTAACGCCTCTTCGCGCGAGATTTTCCCGTCACCAAGCGAATCCGTGACGGCTTGCTTTCCCTCGGCCAGCAGACGCAGCAACGCGGCCTTGTCCTCTGGCGACAGGCCAGCGGCTTGCGTCTTGATCCGCTCTACGACGTTCGGGTTGTCCATGCTTTTCTTGCTCCGCCTCTCGGCCAATCGTCCCAGCACTTCGCTTGCCGCCGCTATTCGGTCGGCAAGCTGCAATATGAATTCGCGGTCACTCATCACAATCGCCGTTTTCAATTCTCTCTTCCAGGCCCGGCCATTCATTCTCCATGTGCTTCTCCATTCCGATAGCCGAGAGAAATCAGCACCGCCAACACTTCGCAGCAAGTCGGATTAGGTCGGCTGTGCGTCCGCTTGTACCCGTCCATCGCCTTGAGAAATTCCAGTTCATCCGGCGAATAGCAATCGTTCAGCCGCGACGACGACGCCAGGTGTTTCCCGCGTTTTGCTGCTGCGCGTAGCGGCTCGTCATCCATCACCGATCCTCTTCGTATGCGCGAATGACGTTATCAAAACCTGGGTCGTTGTGGTTTGGACCGGAATCAGACGACCACTGATGGCGTTTAGGTTCATCGTGGTCAATTTGGTCAAAGCACTCCTCGCAGTATTCGCCTGTTACAACTCCGCTTTGCGTCTGTTTGTTGACATTGGTGATTTTGCCGCACCAGTCGCACCTCGCGTATCTCATTTCATCCACCCTCTATGTGGTCATTATGCCATCATTCGGCCGACCATTCCCATCTGGAAGAAGGTCAGGCCATTATCGCCATACCAAACAGTCGTTCCGCCCGTTTGCGAAATCTCCAGCCAGGCGGCGTAATGATACCCGATCCCAGGGAAACCTGCATAGTCTGCTTCGACACGGTTCAAGCCGCCGCCACCGCTCAAACGATTGCCAAAAAGATCGGAGCTGTTGGCGCTTGTCGAATCGATGCCGACGCCAACCGCCAGATATACCGATGTCGTGCTGTTCGATGCCACGCTTAAGACACGGAATGAGACCAAATCTTCGTTCACGCCAACGATAAATTCGACTTTATTTCCCGTGGCGTTGTTCGCCTGCCTCCACGTCTGCGTCGTGTAGTTCCAGGTGTCGGTGGTATCAACAACCTTGAACTTATGGGCGCTGCGGTTGAAGTAGTTCCACAAGTACATCTTCGTTGCCGACATCTCGCTTTCGCCGTGCGTTCCAGTCGTACGCACGGTCCCGACATATATTCCTCGCCGCATACCAGTTCCTGATGATCTTCCAACGTCAATCCCCGACTGATTGACGTAAAACCCCGCGCCGCTCGGGCGCTCGATTGCGTCCGCGCGTACCGTGTCGCTCGTCCACAAATTCCCAAAGCGAACCGCGACGGTGAAGTCAGCTTCCTCGCCGTCGGTCAAGCCGCGATCCGATAGGAAGATATCTACGTTCTTGTTGGCCGGAATCGTGATCGTCAACGCGGTTGAGCCGCTGCCGGTCGCGTTCGCCGACATCGTGACGGACGTATTAGATGGAATGGCCGTGATCGTCGTATTGGTAGGGATGTTGGTCCCGGAAATCCGCATCCCCTTGATGAGTTGCCGCGTGTCGGTCAACCCTGTCACGGTGGGGCTGCCGTTCGTTGTCGTGCCGCTCTGCGTTACGTCCGTGAGCAAGATCGAATAATTGTCGTCATCGATGCCGTATTCGGACGGATAATCCCCAGGAATGGGAATGCCGCCTCCCAGGAACGGCAAGACGAAGACCTTTACCGCGCTGCTGCCCGTGGAGCTCGTAACCGGGAATGGCACCGTTGCCTGAAACGTAAGGCGGCAACCGACATTCTGGTACTGCGCCGGAATCACCGATCTACCGCTATATGGCTGATAACTTGACAGCCGCCAGTTGCCCGAGCCCAGCGAAATAAAGACGCCGACATCCTTTGCCGCCGTGACAATATTTTGCCCGTCCGGAAGGATCAAACTGGTAGCATTGTGCGTGATGGTCAGGATGCCGTTGAAGGTGAGAACCCGCTTGACGCCGGCCGCCGCTGTCCCGAATGAAGTGATCGTCGTAGTACCGGTGATCGTGACCGCTTCCCCCGTCGCCGTCGAAAGATCGGTGGTCGAGGCCGAGGCGATGTTGCTTGACTGCACCGTGAGAGCGTCCTTGCCGGCCACTGCCGTCGTTTGCCCGGTGCCCCCCTTGGTGATCGGCACGACGCCGAGCAATGTGCCATTCGCCAACCGATACCACGCACAAAACCAGTCCCCGCCGCCGAGGGAAACGAACTCCGCGGCGTCGTTGGCCGCGCAAGTGATGTTGCCACCGCCCGGCAAGATCAATGCGGAACTGTGCGTCAGGCCGGCCGCGCCGCTGAAGATGACTCGCCGCGTCGTGCCGGCGGGCAACTCCCCGATACCGGTGATTGTCGCCGTGCCGCTGACATAACAAAACGGGGATTGCAAGACAATCGTGGTCGCGCTGGCCACCGTCTCGCCCTGGACGTGCGTGGCGTCGTACAGAGCCGCCGCCCGCGACTGACCAGACTGGCGAAGCAGAGCGATTTCCCTGCGGAGACGGGCGTTTTCTCGGGCAAACGATCGGCTCATACCATCCTCCTACGCACCATCCCTTGCGGCGCAAAGCGGGCGATTACTTTCTCCATCGCCCAGCGGTCACTTGAGGAAACCTTGATGTACACCGCATGACCGGCCCGACGCACTTCCGAAATGTAGTTCCGCCCCGCTTCCCACGTCCCAAACTCCACGCCGGCCGCGATTTTCCCGGTGTCGGTGTACATGCTCGCCAGTGCCGATTCCGGCGTCTCGCCCGGATAAACGTCGTAGCGAACCTCGCCGGAATCATCGGCCATCATCGCTTGCATGTCGATCAGCAGCAGGTCATCCATCGAACCTGTCACCATCGGGCCGAGGATCACATAGCTGTCGATGTCGTCGCCGTCGTCCGTCTCGGCGTTCGTGGCCACCATGCGGATATGCCCGTCCCGCCCCCCAAGCATGATGGTCCGGTCCCCCGGCTGATCGTCGTCGTAGAGCAGCACGGACGGCGGGCAGTGCCCCTTGTTGCCGTAGAAGTCCGGCCACCAGGCATCAGATCGCTCCTCGTAGAAGAAGTTGAGGCCGTGCCGCTTGGGATCATGCGGCGTGATCCACAGGCCCAGACCCTGCGCGTCCACGTCCCAGGCCATTTGCACGGTATGCGTGGTGAGGTCGATGCCCTGGAGCCGCCGCTTGATCGCCTGGCTCATGAAGACCGGCGTGGAACCGGGCGTCATCTTGTAAACGCCGCCCTGTGACGAGAAGAAGTAAATCTGGTTTTGCGGATCAAGACAGAACGGCTCGCCCCAGGCCATGCCGATAGTCTCGGAAATCACGTCGAATTGACCGCCGATGCCAGGATCGCCGGTGAATTGCCGGATGGAATGATCGCACCCGACAATCAAAACGTCGTCGCCGTGCGCGATGAGGCAATTGACGAAATCCCCGGCACTGACCACAAACGCTTGATCCGCGCTGCGAATCTCCGGTTGATCGTCGAAATCTGAGGGCTCGTCAGTCCGGGAAAAGTAGATTAGTTCCGGATCGTTAACAATTCCCGAAAGGCAAAGACGACGGAGCCACGTCCGTATCAGGCGTGCCCGATGCCCAGTATCGGAGACCGGCAGACTTCCCGCCGAGGCCACCCATGCCGTTACCGCATCGGTCGTGCTCTTGTAATAGCGGTAGATCGCGCCATCGACATAGTACATATCCATGCCGTGCTGATCCGAAAACACCTGCTTTGCGCCGGGGTTCCAGGAATCGCCATTCGTCACAGACACCGGCCCGTCCCGAGTCACGCGCGCCAAGGTGCCGTTGGAAACCGCCAAGAGGCGAATCTGCCGCGCTCCTGCATTGGGCGGCGTTACCTCTTTGCCCTTGTTGACCGAGGCCCCGGTGTGCGTCGTGTTGGCGAACGTCGTCGGCCCCCAGACTGTCGAATACGTCGAGTTGACGCCGATGATGTCATTGGAGCCGTTGGCATCACGCCAGATCGTCCAGAAGCCGTGGTTGTCCGAATCGATGTTGTTCCAGCTTGTCACCGTTCCTGGGTCTGCTGTCGCAACCGACGTGCCCAGCGTCAGCGTCAATCGGACCAGGCTCGGCGTCGTCGTCTTGACGCCGACCAGGTGCCCAAGGGAATGATCGTAGGCGATACTCTGACAGCCTGCGGAATCGAACACCGTGGACGCCCACTCGATGACGCCGCCAAGCCCGATCTTCTTGACAACGCCAACCGTCACCGAGGCGATGACGTAGAAGAAGGCAATCCCGTCGGAAATAACCTTCGATCGGTTGTTTGCTGCCGTGCCCGTGTAAGGCCGGTTGATGACCGTCGTAACGTAGTTCGTCTTCGATGTGTCGATGATCTTGAAGCACTGATTGGAACCGCTGGCAACGCAATCAACGCCCATGAGCGTACCGCATTTGCCGATGCAGTTGACGGCTGATGTCGAGAAGATCAACGTCGATGAATTGCTGTTGGAATACCAGTGCAATTTGACCACGGCGCCGCTTGCAGCCAGCAGTTTGTGAATCGAGTTCGTGCGTGAACCAGAGGTTTTTTTGACCGCCACATAAAGATGCTCGCCAATCACCACCATGCCGGCGAAGGTGCGGAGAGAACCCGTGTTGACCGTGATGCTCGTTTCCGTCCATGCCAGCACGCCGGCCGCGGAGTAGCGGTAGAGGTTGACGGCTCCCGTTGATGTGTTGACCGTGGCAATGTAGACATTGCCATCGTCGTCCCAGCACGAGCAGGCGAAGGCAAAGCCGCTGACCGCTCCCGCCGTCCATTGCGAAGCACCTGCCGTGCCCTCGGCCAGCCCAAAGCCGCTCCCAGATGCCAGGCCGTAGATTAGCTGCCCGTAGGACGTGGCCGGTTCTGCGGCGTCATTCGTTACAAGGAGGTTCAGGTTTTGAATCGGCACGTTCTCGCCGTAGACCGGATCATCCATGAATGACGTGAGCCCCGGCCTGCTGCCGCCGCGCGCCCGATCCGTGCCCGGCTCGAAGAATCGAACGTTCTGGGCATCCGCGGCAGTGCCTGAGCGTTGCCGCATGTAGGCACGCGATTCATCCACGCCGCCAGGGGGGAATTGCAGCTCCGCGGCCATCTCACGATTTACGACGTTCCTTCTGGGCATGGCTACCTCATAGGAATGCGTAGAGCGTGTTCATCGTCGGGGTATTGGTAGTTTGGTCGAATTGAAACTCAACCTTCGCGAACCCGTACACCGGCAACACGATATGCCCGATCAGGTTGCCCACCGGCGAAATCACCTTATGATCGGTGTTTACCGCCGTGCCTGCCGCGATAGTGCCATCCGCCTGCCTCGCAGCCACCGGCGCGAGTGTGTCGGCAAAACGTTCCGTGGCCAGGACTGCGGCGCCGGCCACGCCAACGGCCGTCGAAATCACGCAAGTATATTCGCCGATGATGACCGGCACCCATAAATCCGTGCTCCCGTTCAACATCACCTTCGACCAGCCAAGGATGCGCATGCTGAATGCGTCGTTTTCGTCGCCGAGGCCAAACGGGATCAACTTCAACTCGCACGGATGTTCCACCGTGCCGTCGATGAGATTGATAACGCCGTCGCCGCTGGGCTCGGTGATCGTCGGAACCTTCGACGCGAACGACGAAGTATTGGCGTTCGTGGCCAGTGCCCGGCGCATGTGACGAACGGTTCGCATCGCGATTCCCCAAAGAAAAAGCCGCCGCCCGCATACCGGCTCGGCGGCTCAAGAAAAAAAACCGCCTCGCTGCTTATGCCCCTGGGTGGAAAATAGGGCGCGGCAAACGAAGGCGGCGTGGCTCATGAAGTCGCTGTCGTGACCGCACCATCGGCCACCGTCTGACCCATCGCGTACCATTTCGTGCCATCGCAGCGGAAGTCGATCCGGTCGCCCGGCAAGGCGATGTTGGCAACCAGGGTGATGAGGTCCGCATTGTCGTCGGACGGCCCGTCGTCGTTGGTGTCGGTTTCCAGTTCGTTGACCGTGATAACGATGATGTCAGAGCCGCCGTTGGTCGCGATGGTGTAGCCGTTGGAAGTCGGCGCGGTCTTGACGATGAACGTGTATTCCAGGCCAGCCGCCGGCGCTGGCAGCGTCGAAAGGAAGCCGGCCACGGCATCCAGAAAGAACGTCTTGCCGCTCTCGGCGGCCGTGATGACGTTCGTGGCCGTTACCGTCTCGACCCTCGCGGATTCGTCGCAATACTGGTTGATCTCGGACACGGTAGCAGTCAAACCATCCAGCGCCGCAAACTCGGTCGCGCTGGCGTTGCCCATGCCGTAGTGAGACACAAGCCGCCAGAAGAACACGTTCGCCGAGGTTTCCAGCGAAATGAACGTGGCGAATTGCCCCACATCGGAGAAAGTGAACGTCGTGTCGCCCGCTTCGTTGTAACCGCCCGTGACGGTCAGCGTAATGTCACCGCCGTCCGTCTGCTGATGCAGCGTCAGGATCGCGCCGCCGCGAGTCGGTCGGGCCAGGGTTCGCGTCTCGGCGCCACTGCTCGACAGGTTGCACACGATGGGGCTTTTATCGACGTAGATGGAGTTGCCAGATCCTGGATCGGGCATATAGGTCGTGCCCTTGTAAAGATTGCTTGAAAGATTGTGTGCGTCCATCGTTACTCCCCGTAGGCAACACCGTTGATCGTCACCGATGAATACCGCCTCGGCCAAAGCTCTACCACATCATCGCTGCGGTCCAGGTTCGGCCCACATACCAGCGGATTCTTGCGGGCATCCATCTCCATTGACGCCTTCAGATGGTTCGCGAAGGCAACCGCGTGCGGCCCGCCCATGATGTTGTTGAACTGTTCTTCCAATGTCATCAGGCAGCTTTGCATGATGGTCTCGGAATGCTCCGCGCCGCCGTAGGCGTAAGGATGATTCCCATCCAGGTTGTTCGGATTAACCCAATACCGGAAACGCAAGGTATAGTCGTCGTCGGCCACCGGGTAGATGTAGAGCTCGCACCGTTGCCCGCGTTTGCCGTCGGTCCCCTTGGGAATGCGAATCGAGGCCACTTCCGGCTTGCCCGTCGCATTCGTCGAGTTCGCGAACATCTGGTCAATGAGCGCCGGATTGACGATATTCACAGGCGGCCCGCTGGAAATATCGTCGTGCGTTACCACGATGCTCGTTTCGATGCCGCCGAAATCGTCCGGCATGGCCAGGACGTTTTCGCCGTCCGGAAGCGTCAATTCCAGAAACGGCTTCAGGAACGACCACTTGAAGCCGGAATGATAAAAACGCCTGAGACCGCCCTTGACGCATTCGCTGATGATGTAGCTCTGCTTGGAGGTCCAGGGCGTTTCCCCAGCTTCCTCGCCGCGTCCGTAGCCGGCGATGAAGCCCACCTTTTGCTCGTACTCCGACTTCTTGATTGCGAGAGTCGGTTCCATTACAGCCTCTGGGCCACGCGAATCCAGTCGATGTAGAGCACCGCCGCAGCGCCGGAATCGCCGAAGACCGCGGCAACCGGGCCGAGCCCCTTCGTGTCCACATGGGACAACGCTTCCAGAGCCGTCTTGCTCAGCGGAGTCGTGGTCTCGACGCCATCGGCGTAGAATCGGACGCACTTCGCGGAGTTGTTCGGATCAAACACCATGCCGAGCTTGATCCAGTTCAGGGCGGTCATGCTGGCCGCCGACGCTTGCACGTCGGTCCAGGCAGCCGCGCGATCGGCGTAGGAAGTGTTCAAGACGCCCAGACCGTCTTCCAGCCGGTTGAAGCCGATCTTGGCATCACCCGTCGAGGTTGCGTTGGCGTTCGCCAACGGGGTAGCGGCGCCGAACGTCACTTCCGCATTTTCACCCAGGCCGACGAACAATTGCCCGTCGTTGGTCGCGATGCTCAGACTCGCGACACGCGCTTCAAACCACAGCTTCTTCGCGGTGGAAGGATTGAGCACGAACGGGCAAGACTGCGTGCCAATGGCAGCCGCATCGCCGTCGGTGTCGATGGTCAGAGAGACAATGCCTCCCTGCGTGATGGTCGAGTTGAAAGATGACGTGAGATTGATCTTCGCCGCGCCAGTGTTGTACAGCTTGTAGCGTCCCTGGATGATCTCGGTCGTTTGCGTGCCGGCGAAGGAGTTGTCCGTGAAGTCATCCCAGAAGGTCATGCCTTCGGTGGGATTGGCGCGAAACGCCTCGAATGGGCAATCGTGCCAGATGTTGTTGGACCAACCTCGGCTTGTGTCCGAGGACAGCCCGAGCCCCGGATAGATGTCGTGGACAACGTTGGCCTGGCCAAGTTTTTCCCTGCGCCGCGCGCGCCGGGCGCGGCGGGAAAGGTTCTCGATTGCCGGCTTGAATAGATCGTCGTACATGGAGGACTCCTGAATCGTGTGTTTCAAACTCGCCCACCCATCAAGCCGGTCACGGGTAGGACGTGCCAGTCGCCAGAACGCCTTGCTTGCGTCGGTCGCGGCAGATGAAGTTGTAAACGTAGTCGATGAAGACCGCCGTCACGTTGCGCTGACCGGGATAACGGTCCCAGGTGGTTTCTTTGGCCCAGGCGCCATTGAGGCACACCATGCCGAAAACGCCGAAATCGATCTGGTAAAACGGATTGGTCGTATCCGCGTCCAGGTAGGGAATCGTCTCCACGTCCGCGCGGCGAAACTTGACGGTCCCGTCGTACTTCGCCAGCTCGTTGCCGTGGTTGTCGTTCTTGCCGTCCAGAATTTCTTCCAGCGAAGCAAAGACGGAATCGTTCGTGAAGTATTTCCTCTGCTCGCCTTTGTCGAAGCTGGGCAGCCCATCCACCGCCGGCTTGAAATGGGTGAGACGGGCCATCTTGCGCGCCATGCGAATCAAGTTGTCCGACGTGACGGACGTGTATTGACCGCTGTAGCTGTTCCATCGCGGGTAGGTGGTCGAGGACACATCCGCCACCGAGGAATAGCCGGTGGGATGGCCGCCGTTGAATCCTTCCGTGGCGTTCTTCGGCACCCAGTACGGCAAGCCAAGCGGCGTGCGCACGTCGGAAGCCGTCGGGAACTTCCAGAAGTTCTGCTCCATCAACTCGACCCATGAAGTTTGCGACTGCGCCCGCTTGACCGTGATAAGGTCCACGATCTTGCGCGGCTCGCGATTGGCCAGAATTTCTTCGTGGTAGAAGGAGTAGCCGGTCTTGGTCTTCTTCCAGTTGATCTTCGCGACGATCATACCATCCTTGGCGCCCATCGAATCGTGGTCCGTGATGGCCACGTTTTCGGCCTGGTGGTTGTGATCCACCATGATGCGCCATTCGATTTGCGGCCCGGCCTGGACCTTCATCTGGCTTTTTTTGAGGAGCATCTTTGCAGCGGGAAACTCCCGCAGCGTGGACATGAGGTTCACGAAGTTCGGTTCACCAAGCTCGTTCTGAGTGGTCCGAACCAAGTCCCCGAATTGTTCGATTTGAAGAGTCGGCATTTTCGTCCTTTACGACCCACCCAAGACAAAACTAATCGGGAACCGTGTCCAACTCCGGCGCGTCGTCGATGTCGGCGCCAAGGATGCCCATCTCCCGGAGCTTCGTGTTGACCGCGCTGATCGCCGCCGCCTGGCCTTTCGGCTCCTTGATCTGCCGCCGCGTCGGCGCAGGAGTTGCCGCCGCCGCCCACTGGTCCGGCGTGATCCGCTTGCCGTTCTTTTCGACCGGCTTTTCTTGCTTGACCGGTGCAGGCGCAGGCTCGGGCGTTTCATCGCCGTACAGCAGGTCAAGCGTGTCCTTGACCTTCTTGGCGATGGTCCTGGCCGAGTCCTTCGTCGGATCGATGTTGGCGTGACGAAGAATGGCAAGTCGGCGCTGCGCCTCTTTGCCGGTCTTGTCGATGTCGTCGATGCCGCCTTCGCCGACGAGCTTCTTGTACCGATCGGGAACCGCGGCGAAAGATGCGTCAATCGCCTCGGTGATGAGCTTCTGATTGCGGATGTGGTCGCGCTTCTCGGCGTCTTCGAGCTTCTTGGAAAGCTCCTTGTTCTGCTTCAGCAGCTTCGGCACCGCCTTGAGCGCCTTCTGAATGCCCTTGTCGAGCGTGCCAACAACTTCGTCGTCAAGGACGATTTCGTCGTCGTCCTCTTCCTTCGCCGGCTTCTTGTCCTCGACGGGCATCTGCTTTTGCAACGCCTCTTCCTGCTCAAGCCAGTCGTCGAGTTCTTCGGGAGTCGCCGCCTCGATTTGATCGCGAGTGATCCCACGCGCCGCGCCAAGTTCGAGCGCGCGACGAACCAACGCACGCGGATGCGCGGACTTCAGAGGCTTGGGAGTTGGTTCGGCTGGTTTTTCGGGAGGTGCTTCCGGCGCGGCGGCCGCTGGCGGTTCCGCTGCGGGCGTGACCGTATCTTCCGATTCTTCGTCCGCGAGATCGCGGTGATCGTATTCTTGCAGTTTGGGATCGGGCAGGTTCACTGCTGCGATATCAACCTTGTTTTCTGCCACTCAAATCGATCTTTCTTCCACCCATGAAAGAAAGAAACTTATAGCGCAAATCCTACAACGTCTGCGCAAGTTAGTCAACACTAGCTTACGTTTGCACGATAAATACTTCGCACTGGCAGGCCGCGGTATCGGCAATCCAGAACGGCGCTTGCGCGCCTGAGCCGAGGCGAAGTAGTGCGAACTCCCCCGGCAGCAACTTCGCGAAAATCGCCCCGCTCGTGGCCACCTTGATACTCACGAAGTTCGTACCATCGCGATTGATGAACATTGCCCAACCCGGCGACGTGCTTTCACCCAATGGCACCGCCTCTTCGGACGTGCCTACAGACACCTTGACCTTGGTGTATTTCTTGGTTGCTACGTCCGCCAGGATGTCTTCGAGGCTCAAGGACTCGTCGGCATCCTCGCTGTCCTCGTAGCGAATGGACGCGGAGACGGTGATTTCATCGGCCATGTCAAAACTGTCTTTCTTCCACCCATGAAAGAAAGAATCCAACCATCACGCATCGCCATAGCCGCCCGCACGGTCAAAGTGCCCTTCGATCTTCATCAACGCCTTACGCACCTGGCGCGTCGGCAGCACCGGGCAACCGTCGCTGTCATAGTGCACGTTGATGCCATGCTTGCGGTTCCTCTCGATCACTTCCGGTACCTGGTCCGGATGCACGGCCAGAGCATCGGACACCAGCGGTTTCCAGCCGATCAAGCTGGAGCCGTCGCCGATTGGCTTGTCGGGGACTGCTTTGTCGAACCGCTTTTTGCTGACTTGTTTTCCGTCAAGCCAGTACGTGGTGCGTTCTCCGTAGCCGCGGATGACTGCGCGCATGCGTCCTCCTCCTCGATCCAAACGGTCACTACTTGTTTCTCCAGTTCCTGGCTGGCGACGACGTGTTCCTGCATGTCGCCACCAACCGACTTTTCCACGATGGTTCGCTTGTTGAAAAAATCCAGGCAGCGCTGGGCCGCCGCGTCCGCGTCCGTGTGGTTCACGAACACGCCATGAATCCCGGCCACCACCGGCGCATCGAAATCCTGCATCTTCGCGCCCGTTGGTTTGTACCTGACGATGAATCTTGGCATATCGACCTCCTAGTAACCATTCACCCGGCCGTTGCTGCCTACCTCGGCTGCAACCTCCATCTGAGCCTCTTGCGCCCGTGCGGAGTTTCCACCGGTGGACCGGCGAACGTAGTTGCGCGTGGTTTCCGTCGGCGTGCCCGCTGCCTTACCGGTTTCCACTTCCGGGGGAGGTTCCGCCGTCATCATGATTTTCTTCAGCTCGGGCAAGTCCCAATACGTGCTGATCGTTTCCAAGAACTCGCTGAAATTGAACGCCTTGCCTTGCTGCTGCGCCGCCGTCATCATCGGCGCCAAGACCTGCGTAACGACCTGCGTGATCTGAGACGCCTTGCGTTCCGGCGTCGTGTGCTTCAGCGAGTAAAGATCGATCTTGATCTGCGGCATTTCCCCATCGCGCTTCATCGCGTTCGGGTCTTCATTGGTCCACGGATGCAACTCCTGATTGACCCAAATGCCCGGCAGCGTATCCAGCGCCTTTTTCGTCTGCATCACCTTCTGCGGATGATGCCAGTACAGCCACCCAAGCGACTCGACAATGTCCGCCGCGAAGTTGCCCGTCGTGTCCTGCATCGACGCTACTTGACCGCTCGATTGATTGGCAAGAAGTTGCTCTTGCCCAAATGTCTCCGCTTGCGATGCCAGGCCGCCGAGGACATCCAGGTTCCCAGCCGCCCAAGAGAAATCTTTCATGAGCTTTTGCATGAACAGGAAAAGCGCTTGATTCGGCCCGCCCTGCACGATGACCTTCGTAGCCTCCGGATTGTCCACCGGCACAATATCGCCGTCGGACGATTCCTTGATCGCCGCCATGTCCGACTGATTGCCCTTGCGAACGACGGTGATTTCCTTCAGCCGCGCGGCCTGCCGCGTCAGCTTCCGGTAGCTCTGGTTGAAAGCATCGTCGAGGTCCATGATGTCTTGAATCGGACCCTTCGGAAATGGATTGCCAGGAATCCAATCATAAGCCAGCACGCGAATCGGCCCCTTCTCATGCCCGATGTACTCACGCTCGAACAAAGGCACTGTCCTTACGCCGTGCTTGGTTCCACTCGGCCCCGCTATCTGATTGTCCGACAGAATCATTTCTCTCTTCATGCGCGGGCAGTACATATACCACAGGTCGACCATCTCCTCGAACTCGCCGGGAATCTCGTAACTGTTCCGGCCGATGTTGCGTATCCGCTCGTCGCCGTCTTCGTTGTAAGGCCGATCCTTCGTCGCCATCAACTCCTGGCGACCCTTCTTGTCAAACATCTTGCTCGATTCTACCGCTTCCTTGACCGCACGAAAGCGATAGCCGATGTAGCCAACCTCCGCGAAGTCCCGAGCCGTCGTGTCAAACACGAAATCGTCCAGGTCGACACGGCAGAAGTACGGGTCTCCGGCTTCCAGTCTCCACGAATACATCGCCGCATCTGCCGGCGTTGCAATGCCGACCTTGGCAATGCCTATCGAGGTAAGCGCGTCGTGAACAATCCTCCGGAACGTCGGCCCAAATTCCGTGCGCGGCAACTCCTGGTTGAGCCATTCCTGCATGGTCTTGACCGCCTCTTCCTGATTGCGGTCAAACGTCGTCAACAGCACACGCGGGTCTTTCGAGAAGAGATTGCGCCCGACAATGTTCCGGTACATTCCCGCCAGGTTGATGTACCTGGTCTTGTGAGTTGAATTTTCCGAGTAGCGCGGACCGGCAATACGACGCTCGATCTCCATGCGCGCTTGCCGAAATGGGCGCATGATGAGACGCGAAGCACGAACGGCATCACAAAGAGACGAAACGTAATCCCGGTCCAAGTCCCCTTGTCGCTTCCCTCCACCCAGAGGGTTATTGCCAAACCAAATCTTCCTTCAGATTCATCTTCAGACGGTACGCCATCGTGCACGGATCGGCTTCGACTACCTGCGTGTTCTTCCACTTCACGCCGCCCTTGGCAAACCCCTCGTCCTTGACCATCTTCCAGGCCAGCGCATCCGCAATTACCCGATCGGCATGATTGTGCCGCGCCGCCGCAGGATCATCCGTCCGCCTACTCTTGGCGTTCTCAACGTCTCCGCGCGAATCATACCGAAAACTCAACGTCTCTTCAAGTGCCTTGTGCGAACGGTTCAAGAACATTCTCGTTCTCAACGCCTCCGAATAGTCACTAAGCACCATCCGCGTCAACGTAGAATTAGGAGCCCACCCAGGAGTCGCCGAACTCTTTTTCCGCATATCCATTTCATTGAACCGGAAATACAAATTCCGGTAGCCGAAATCCTCCCACAACCTTTTTCCAAACGGCACACCAGGCCCTTGATTCTCCCAGCAGACCTTCGCCCCAATCCCGTTATCGTCCACAAACATCTCGCAAAGCGCGAACACCAACGCCGCCAACTCCTTCGGATCAAGATGCGCCGTCGCCACCTCGCAAACCTTCTCTCCCGTCCTCCCGTCCACAACCGACACACAAGACGGCGTGGCGCCAGTCCCAGCCGCCACATCCACACCCATCCCGTAAAACGACCGCGGCGGCTTCCCATCCAGCAACGGACACCACAATTTTACAATCCCCGCCGGCGTCTCGTCGAGCCGGATCGCCCGCCCCGTCTGATCGTCATAGATCAAGTGCCCCGTCCAATACGGCTCACAAGCATACTGCTCCGTCAACGTCCGGATCAAAATCGGATCGAAAAACTGGCTCACGCTGCCGCTCGGGTTGATGTCCAACTCCATCGCCGCACCACGCGCCGTTCCAATCTCCCGAACCTTCTTGTCGTACCACGGACTCCTGATACCAGGATGCGGACCACCCGTCGGCGTACCATCCTTCACAAACGAATAATGCGGCTCGTAATTGTACTTGTTCTCCGTCTCAACCAACTGGTCCATGTCCTCGCTGTACCGCCAGAACCGCAGCTTCTTTTGCTGCGCGTCATACGAATACATCCCCGGATTCTTCAACGGATGCCGCGTCCAGTGAATCACGAACCGATAAAACTCCGGACTCTGCGTCAGACGATAAAACTCCGTCCCCGTACCCTGATGCGTACCATTGAAAAACCGGCAATCCGCATTCTCCGCCGTCCTCTGACGGACCTCCACATCCTCCTTGATTAGCGGGAACTCATCCACGAACACCAGCGACGAACGACCACCAACACCCGCTCGACCCGTTGACGCCTCACCCGTCACCACACTCTTGTTCGGATAACCAAAATACATCTTCTCTTCCGTCACCTCACCACGCAAAAACGCCGGCAAATACTTGTGCATGAACCGTATCTTCCAAAACAAACTGTTCGGACTCTTATCATCCACCGCATCCGCAGACCGCGAAATATTCAACGCCTGCGTGTACGGAAAGAAATGCGAAAGATAATCCTGAAAAATCAGGAACAACCACGATATGCCCATATCCCGACTCTTCTCAATCACCGCCGAACGATTGTGCTTCATGCACCAAATAATCCCAGGATCACCCAACAACAACTTCTCCTGACACCGCCACGTCACAAACGGGCCCACCCGCTCATTCGGCTCCTTCTTCGGATTGAACTGCCACACAAACGAATTGATGTAGAAAAGAATGTCTTCCCGACACATCTGCACTACGCCACGCTGAAAATCCCGGTCACCACGCGCACGCTCCAATAACCGCTTCCGATACTCCACGTTCTCCGCAGCATCCCGCGGCACCTTCCGATGATGCGTTCCCTTCATCGTCTCCACCAAAAAAAAACCGGCCAGCGTTTTCGGCACCCGCCGAGAGGTTTCACCATCCTCCTGATGGCCATGGCCGGCCACAACTCACCCCATCCCAAAGGGCAAATCATGTACCATTCATCTCCAACCAATTCACACACATCTCCACACAATCCTCCAAACCACGATCCTCAACCTCCTCCTTCTCCTGATTCCCCACCAACCGATTCTCCTTCTCCAACTGCTGCAACAACGTCGAAAAACGACCCCGATCCTCCTTCAATAACGCCCGAGCATTCTTCTGCCCCTCCGTCTTGTCCCACCCCTCAACGTTGTTCCACACATGACGCATATCCTGCAAATGCGGAAACGCACCGTCCTCCGCAGACGACACATAACCACCACCAACACCATCCTCTCGCTTCTTCCTCATCCCACAATCCTACACACCAATACCCATCCCAGTAAAGACCGAAAATCCAGGACATTCAAAGGAAAACCGCGGCGGCGATCGCAACGAAGTTAAAGCCCCTGGGCGGCTTAGTTCGACGGCCGAGCCGAACCAGCAAGTATTGCCGCCAAGAGAGAACATGCCACCACCACCAAAAACCATTCAACTGTTCCACGCGGAACAGTTGACCAAAAACCCACTTTCTCCAATGTTCTACGCATTTTTGACCCGTTTTTCCCAAAAAAACACATGCTCACCTTTCAAGGCTTTTGGTCATTTTCCAGACACAAAACCAGCTTTTCACTCCCATTGATTACAAACGTGATCAAAATAGTAAGGTTCGGTCCTGGTTGCGGGTTTTGTGGATTTTTGGGGACTAGGTACAAAGGGGAGTCACAAACGCACCCCAGGGGGGCCGGCTCAAACGTGGGGGATCGCGCGCGACCTAAAAGTATATGCGCCTGGCAATTTCCTTGACAAAAAAGCAATGACAGAGGCCTTCATCGTTCGTTCAGGCGTTCTGGACGATTCAAAGAGGGGCCAAACAACGGTCAAACAAGGGGACAATCATGCGTAGCTACATCACGTTCAACGTCCTGGAGCTGGAAGCCGACACGATCGCCGATTCGTTCACGCCAGACGAACTCGAGCTGCTCGAGCTCCAGGCAGATGCGGTCCTGGCCGAGCTGACTGACTGGCTCGCCGGGTCTGATGAGTGATCTAGGCCCTTCATCGGCCACAGTATTAGCCATCCTAATGTTCCGAACAAACAACCCAAATTCACAAAGGAGACAATCATGTCCGCAATCACTGGCAACTATCGTCCGGCGTCGAATGTGTACAGTCAATGGGCCCTGACGTGGCTGTATCGTGGCCAATCGGCATGGTCGCGGAACCGCAGCATGCTTGCGTCTCAGCTCTTGCAGATTCGGCGTGAGCATGGTGCCGGTCAAGCTGTTGAGTTTAGGAACTACATGCTCTGGCTGGGGACGTATCCCATCCGTCTGCGAACGCGGAAGTAGTATGCATCGCGCGCCGGTCGGCGGCCCAGCACGGTTCGAGCCCGTGGCGCGAGTTTGTTTTGGGGCTTGTTTGTGGCTTTTTTGGGGAGAATATCATGCAACTTTGCGAGCAGTATCGGCCAATGACTTGGGAAGAGGTAGTGGGACAGGACAAGGCGATCGGCAAGGTCCGTGCACTGGCCAAACGTGGCATTGGTGGCCGCGCGTATTGGATTAGTGGAGGTTCGGGCACGGGGAAGACGACGATCGCCCGGCTGATTGCCAGGGAGTTGGCCGAGTCGTGGAACGTGGAAGAGATCGACGCGCAGGACGTTGGTATTGATACCGTGCGTGAGATGGAGCGCGGGTTCACGTTCATGGGTATGGGATGCAAGACGGGGAAAGCATGGATCATCAACGAAGCACATGGCCTGCGCGGGCAGGTCATTTCTCGCCTGTTGACGTGCCTTGAGCCAGTGCCTGAGCACTGCACGGTCATCTTCACCACGACGAATGACGGGGAAGAGTCGCTGTTTGAAGACTTTGACACTCCGCCATTTTTGAGCCGTTGCACAAGGATCAAGCTGGCATCGCGCGGCCTGGCGGAAGCGTTTGCCAAACGCGCTGCCGAGATTGCCGACAAGGAAGGATTGAACGGGCGGGAACTGCCGTGGTATCTGGAGCTCGTCCGCCAATCGCGAAATAACATGCGGGCTGTCCTGCAGGCTATTGAGGGCGGCGCGGCCATGGAATAGATTATCAGACACGCCCCGGCGCGCGTCGCGCCGGGGAACGAAACCCATAACCGAAAAGGAAATCTCAAAATGGCCATCATTTCTACGACTCGCGCAACCGAACGCCTCTCACGTAAACTCCAGCGCGCCGGAATCAACAAGTGGATCGGTCAATCGAGCGGAGACGCATGGGGTAAGTATCTGGTGTTTGAGGTTGGTGGACACTGCGTCGGCGGAGCTGGCTGGACGCTGGCCCAAGCCGAAGCGGAGGTCGATCACCTTATCGCTTACAAGGATTGCGAAGAATCGCCGCCATTCGAGTTCTAACCGTGTAACCACCACCACACGCCGGGGGACATCAACCCCGGCCTTTGATTCACCACCCCGGCGCGCGTCGCGCCGGGGAACGAAACCCATAACGCAAAGGGAGAAAAACATGCTCGAAAGGAATTCCATCCTGGCGGCCCTCGCCAAAGGTAAGGCAATGGCCCAATCGCACGAGTTTTACTACGTGCAAGTCCACTCGCACGCGAATGGAGACTTGCGGCTTAACATCAGCAGCGAAGGTCAGATCGAAGATACCATTCGAGAGGCCGGCGAACTGGCTACGGCAGACTTGGTGATTGAGCATCGAGCCAGAAACGTCCTGGACAAAGGGACGCAAAAGAGGTTCGCAATCTGAAGGAGAAAGACCATGCGTTATGAGCTCAGAGAGATCGTGGAAGATGGCTCCACGAATGGCGCGGCGGAAGTCAAGCAAATCGCGGAATCTCGCGAGGACGCGCGTTACCATGTTGCGGAAATTCTCGCCGAAATGCACGCCGACGAAATGGTTGCGTTTGGCGATGCTGTCCTGGCCGAATTGGATTGACTACGGAGAACCACTATGAAACTCGTCCCCTACTACCGCGTGTCCACCAAGAAACAAGGTGCGTCCGGCCTGGGCCTCGATGCCCAGCTGGACGCCGTTGCTTCGTATGCGCAGACGCACAATGCAACCGTTATCGCCGAGTTCAAGGAAATCGAATCGGGAAAACGTTCCGATCGGCCCGAGCTCGCGAAGGCCCTTGCCCACGCCAAACTTACCGGCGCCACGCTCGTCGTCGCGAAGCTCGACCGACTCGGGCGCAATGTCGCGTTCCTCTCGAAACTGATCGAATCGGGCGTGCAATTCGTCGCGTGCGACAATCCCCACGCCAATACGTTCACGCTCCATATCCTGGCCGCCGTTGCCGAACATGAAGCAAAAATGATTTCAAGCCGGACCAAACAGGCGCTTGCCCAGGCGAAAAAACGCGGGGTGCTCCTCGGCGCGACCAATCCGAATTGCCGAAATCTCACCAAGGCCGGCGTTGCACGCGGTTCAAAACGCGGCGGCAAGGCCATGCGCGAACGCAGCGCGGCTTTCCATGCGTCCATCGATCCTATTGTGCTGGGATTGCTTGCCGAGGGGATGAGTATCGATCAGGCCGCCGAGGAGATGAACCGACGCGGATACAAGACAGCAAACGGCGGGCCCTGGAACGCCCGGCATGTCCGGCGCGTTGCTCAACGCGGACAGATGAACGCGCCAAATGTCACAATGGCGGTAACAAGCGATGCCGGCCAGAATGGGACAGTGATGCCGAACAAAGAGTAAATCCACACCGACAACGCGGTTAGCAAGAACCAGCCGACCAACGTGAACACAATCATCATCAGGCAACCGATGCCGAGGCTTTTTTCGTCGTTCATGGTTCCACCCATGTTTCATGCAGGTTGCTAAGTAAATTTGGTAGTGGGTCAACTCTGTTTTGTTGACTTTTTTTTATAAACATGCACGATAGTTGACAAGGCATGGTTGTCAACCAGAGGAGGAGTCATGAAGCAAGCAGAATTGTTGGACCGGTTCGGCGTCGCTTTTTAGACCTTTCGCCCGTTGGCGATCATGGGTGCTTCGTGCTTATATCAACACTGGATTGACCCACTACCCGAAATCCCTTACGCCGGTTGTTTCGTGCGGACGTTGCCGGCCGCCATGCTATTCAGGCGGCCCATCATCTTGTACGTCGGGTGGCGCAGCCCGCTTTCCCATTTGAACACGGTTGACATAGTGACGCCGAGTCGGTCCGCGAACTGCCTCGCGCTCAGTTTCAACTCTCGCCTGATCCGTTTTATATCTTCTGGTGTCAGCATGACTTGCATTATATGCTCCATTGGCACAATCTGTCCATAAGAAAAATTCAGAAAAAATTCCAGAACCGCTATGGACATTCGGTCCATAGGTCGTTACCATCTCCTTTGTCAGAGAAAGAAGTCTCCTTCAGCAGACCACTGACTTGTTGTCGGTGGTAGTGGTCCCTGGTTGGCGATGCCGCAACCGTCGCCAGCCAGGATTTGATATCAAGCGTGCACGGCTCGTTGCTGTGCGGTATGGGTTGCCCATGGCGGTTAATCAAACGTCGCCGCCATGGGCTTTTTCACGGAGGATAACCATGACCCCTAACCAAAACAACTATCGGCCACAACAATGGGCGCTACAGGATTCGAACCTGTGGCCCCTAGCGTGTCGAACCATTCGCCACCCGGCGAATCCGCTTAGCCGTGATACTTTCGGCAACCGCCGAAAGATGTTGCTCGCGGTCTCTCGTGGCCGC